TCGAAGGTCGCAGCACCAAATTGGCCGGCAGGGTACCAGACGAGGCCATCAGGGCCAGGGCAGCCGCGAGCCAAAGCCAGGCGCAGATCAGTCGGGGCCAGTTGGTCAAGCAAAGCGCGTGCGGGCGATGACTGATGCCAATTGCGGCAAGGATAGGACAACAATGGGGGCAGCATGGATCTGATATCTCTCTTGTAGCAAATCACCACAAGAAATATCCGAAATTCAGATTATTTCAATCGCGTCTGTTTGGGCTCGATCGCAGTCAGGCAACTGGTGCGCTTTTCCACACGACTTTGCCAAGAACCGAAAAATCATCGTCGCTGATCAAGAAGGACTGGTGCATCGGATTGCTGGAACAGGGTTCGAAACGAGCGGGTTCGCGGCGGTACCGTTTGACCGTCGCTTCGCCGCCGCTGTTGGCAATCAGATAAACGCCGCCGGGGAACAATTCTTTTTGACCCGGATCGACCAGGATCAAGCCGCCGTCTTCAATCAATTGATCCATCGAATCGCCGTTGACTTCTATGCCGAATACGCCACGCCCGGCCATGCGGCCAGGGACGGGCATATGCCCCAGCGGCACTTCGACCGCTTCGCGCCAGCGCCCTGCACCGGCGATGCCGATGACCGGAACAATGCCGTAATCGCGCGCGTCATCAGCAATAACGGATTCGCGAAGACGCGCAGAAGCCGGTTCAAACGACGAAAATGTAAAGGCTGACGACGGTGTGGCCTGCACAGACCCGCCCAGCCCGAGCAAATCATAAATCGCCGCAGCTTCATCGACTGTGACACGGCGCTTTCCTGCGAGCAGCGCAGACACCGCAGATTGGCTGGTAAAGCCAAGCGCATGGGCCAGATCGGACTGGCTGATTGAGCGCGCCTTCATAGCCTGGCGCACGAGAATGGCATCGAAAGCGCGCATTGAGCGGCCCCTGTTGGAAATGTGTTTCATTGCATTATCAGATTAAGGTTAATCTGAAAAGCGAATTGTATCCATTTTCGTATCGATTTATATATCGGATAATCAGATTATGCGATAGCTCGTTCTCATGCAGTCCAGACCACCGAGTCGCCCCCTTCCCCACAAGGCGCCCCCTGGTGAGTGACGGTGGCGACGCTGGCAAATCGATCGCCGGCCCGGCTGCATATGCGAACGAGCGCGTCCCCCAGCGGCGTTTGCAAACCCTGGCGGTGGGTGTGTCATCGTGGCGCCCCACCGCCTTTTGCCCCCTTACCAGACCAAGCGCCACATTTGGGAGATTGCACCGTTTATGAAACAGGCCCCCATGAAGCAGGCAAGCGATTGTCTCGACGCGTTCTGGGACGACGAAGCCGCATGCGGCCAAGTCATCCTGCCCATGCCGCCCCACGTCCATGCCGATGAACTCGGCACGGCGGAACGGATCGCCTATCAATTGATCAACCACGCCGCCGAAACCGGGCGTCCCTGCCCGGTCAATATCGATATCGAGGTCGCAGCCGGGTTCAATTCAAGCTCTATGGGGCCAAAATTGGTGCGCAAACTGGAAAGCCGGGGCCTGATCCGGGTTAGCCGGTTTCAGCGGTTTCGTCTGGTCGAAATCGTGGCGACCGGCAAGCGGACTGCACGCCATCCGTCGATGCATGCTGACCGGCCGTTGGTGCGGCGCGGCGCGCGGTCCGCATCCGCCATGGGTTTGCCAAGTGATCGCAAGCCTTATGCCGCGCGCTGAACCGGCGGGTAAACCCGCAGTCGCGCCCAAGCGTGCTCCGACCACAGCTGCTGCCACACCGCGACCGTGCAAAACCGCAGCTCTGCCACCGACGCCGCGACCTTTACCAAGTCAAGGTCGCGGCGATGCGGCGATGGCGCGTGCGCATACCGGCGATGCGCTGGCGACGCTGGTTGCGATCATGGGCAATAGCGATGCGCCCGCTACCGCTCGCGTCAGTGCGGCCAATGCCGTGCTTGATCGCGCGTGGGGAAAACCGCGCCAGGATTTTGAATTTTCGAGCGCTGGAGATGCGGTAGCCGCGATCCAACGTGCCCGTCTGCGCGTGCATCGACACCGCGATGCAACACATGGGAAAGCTGGCAAAACCGATGGCGCAACGGACCCAAAAACTACGCCCGCAGATGGATAGTGCCGCGACCGATCCGGTGCTGACGCTGGCAGATGACATTGGCGCGTTTACGGCCGATCCACTGGGGTATGCCCATTATGCGTTTGCGTGGGGCGAAAGCGATTTGGCGGGCATGACCGGGCCACGCGACTGGCAGCAAGCGGTCATGGCGGAAATCCACGAGCATTTATCCGATCCGGCGCGGCGGTTTCAGCCGTTGCGGATCGCCCGCGCGTCGGGCCACGGGATTGGCAAGTCGGCGCTGATCGCGATGTTGACCAAGTGGGCGCTCGACACGTGCCCCGATACCCGGGTGATTATAACCGCCAACACCGAGGCGCAGTTGCGCACCAAAACGGCGCCTGAATTGGGCAAATGGTCACGGCTGTCGCTGACATCGGCGTGGTTTCGCCAAAGCGCGACGGCTATGAATTCGACGATGGCGGGGCGCGAAAAATCATGGCGTTGCGATCTTGTAACCTGGAGCGAGAACAACACCGAGGCGTTTGCCGGGCTGCATAACCAGGGCAAGCGGATCATGCTCGTGTTCGATGAGGCGTCCGGCATTGCCGACAAAGTGTGGGAAGTTGCGCTGGGCGCGCTGACCGATGCCGATACTGAAATTATCTGGCTGGCATTTGGTAATCCAACGCATGCCAGCGGTGCGTTTCGCGAATGTTTTGGTCGCCATCGTGCGCTGTGGCACACGGCGCAGATCGATGCGCGCGATGTCGAGGGCACCAATAAGGCCTATCTCGATGAGCTGGTGCGCACATTTGGCGAGGATTCGAATGTCGCCCGGGTGCGCGTACGCGGTCAGTTTCCGTCGTCCAGCGATATGCAATTCATTGGCCAGCGGGATATTGAAGGAGCCTTGACGCGCGCCATTCCGGTCATGGCAGGCGGCGAGCCGGTCGTGTTTGGCGTCGATTGCGCCCGGTATGGCGATGATGAAAGTGTGTTGGCGATCCGTTGCGGCAATGACGCGCGATCGCGGGCCTGGCAGTCGTGGCGCGCCACCGATGCGATGCAATTGGCAGGGGACATCGCGGTCGCCGCGCAACGCTGGCAACCCGATGCGATCATGGTCGATGCCGGCAATATCGGCGCCGCCATTGTTGACCGGTTGCGCCAACTGGTCGGCGACGTGCCAGTAATCGAAGTCTGGTTTGGCGGTCAGGGCCGCGATGCCGAGCTGGAGCCCGGAATTGCGGTGCACACCGCGAACAAGCGGGCCGAAATCTGGACGCGGATGCGCGCCTGGTTGCGGCGCGGGGCCATTCCGGACGTGCCGAGATTGCGCGATGATCTGGCCGGGCCGACGTATGGTTTTGCGGCCGATGACACGCGGGTGCGCCTGGAACGCAAAGTCGATATGAAGCGGCGTGGCCTGCCCAGCCCCGACTGGGCCGATGCACTTGCCTGTACTTTTGCCGAGGTTGTGTTGCCGCGCAGCGTGCCGAACTGGCTCGATCCCGATCGGGTAGCGGCGATGCGTGACGACGATCGATATACCGAGCTGGACTGAGTGGCTGACCCGAAACTTCGTTTCGCAAAGTCGAAAAATCGGCCGTGTCGCGATCCAAACCGGTTCGCCACGCGTCTAGGCAGAAATCGTCAACCACAGGAGGCGACGATGTGCAGCACCCCGACGATCCCGACAATTCCGGTTCGACAACCAGTACAATTGCCCGATCAGGGTGCGCCTGCAGGACCCGTTGATCCCGAAGCTTGGCAACGAACCGTTCTGGCCGGCATGGTCACAGGGCCACAAGGCGTGCTCGGATCACCGAGCGTCGCCAAGCCCACGCTGGGTTGAGGAGCGCAATCGAATGACCGCAAACGCAGATATCCGCAGCCACTGCGAAGCGCGGCTGGCGCTGATGAAATCCGTACGCACCGATTACGAGTCAGAGACCGAGCAGATTGCGCGGTTTGCGCAGCCGGCGCGATCGCGGTTTCTGCGCGGCAGTAAAGACCAGAACGGTGGACGCCGCCGGATGTGGAACAAGACACTGTTCGATCCGCATGGGATCGAGGCGTTTCGCACGTTGACCAATGGCATGACCAGCGGGCTGTCGAGCGCATCGCGGCCCTGGTTCACGCTGAACCTGGCCGATGCAGCGATGATGGAGGCCAATGGCGTGCGCGCCTGGCTGTCGGATGTGGAACGGCGACTGTATGCCTTTTTCGGGTCGATCAATTTTTATGCTGCGGCCAAATCGGGCTATGGCGAGATGGGGCTGTTCGGCACCGAAGCGTGCGTGATGGTCGAGCATCCAGTCGCAGGCGCCGTGTGCCACGCGCTGACTTTTGGCGAATACTGGATCGGGCTGTCCGACGCGCTGGTCCCCGACACACTGTACCGGGTGTGCCCGATGAGTGTGAAGCAGGCGATCGAGACGTTTGGCGATGCCTGTTCTCCGGTTATCCGCGGGCTGTACGATCGCAGCCAGTACGAACTGCCGATCGAGATTTATCACGCGATCGAGCCCGATCCGAATTACGATCCGATGAAGTTTGGCGCCAAGCCGTGGCGATCGATTTATTGGGATCCGTGCGATCGGTCGGACACTTTGCTGCGCCTGTCAGGGTATAGCGAACAACCGTTCTGGGCGCCGCGCTGGGACGTTGTCGGCGGCGATACGTATGGTGTTTCGCCAGGCATGGAGGCGTTGCCCAGTTTGCGCGAATTGCAGATGCAGGCCAAGCGCCGAAATGAAGCGATCGACCAGATGGTCAAACCCGAAAAAATCGCGCCGCCCAATGTGCGCCTGACCGGGGAACCGGGGCGCGTGGTGGTTGCGACCGGCGTTGACCGCGATCAGATATTTATCCCGTATCAGATGCCGTATCAGGCGGTCGCCGCAATCGGCCAGGAAATGGACAAGTGCCGGCAACAGATTGATTCCCTGGCGTTTGCCGATCTGTTCAACGCGATTACCAATATGGCCGGGATCCAGCCGCGCACGGTCGAGGAAATCGCCGCACGCAATGAGGAAAAGCTGACCCAGTTGGGCCCCGTGATCGAGCGTGTCGCCAATGAAAAGCTGCAAGTTGCAATCGAGCGCGCATTTGGCATTTTGCGCCGGGGCGGGTTTCTACCGCCGGTTCCGGCCGCACTGTCGGACAAACAGCTCAATGTCGAATTCGTGTCGATCCTGCAGCAGATGCAGCGGATGGTCGGGCTCGGCCAGATTGAGCGCGTGGTCGGTTTTGTCGGGAACCTGGCTGCGGTTCATCCCGATGCGCTGGACAAAATCGACTTTGACGAGGCCGTTGATGAATATGGCTATCGCGCGGGGGCGCCGGCTCGTTTGATCCGCCCTGCGCGCGAAGTCGCTGCGCTGCGCAAGGCGCGTACCGAGCAAGCGGCCACGGCCCAGACTTTGGCGGCGATGCCCGCGATGAAAGCCGGCGCCGATGCAGCGCGACTGCTTGCCGCGACAGACGTGGGGAATGGCGACAGCCTGTTGGCGCGGTTGTTGCCGCCCGCCTGAGACGCTGCGACGAAACTCGCGAACGAGCGCGTTTCGAAGTCAGCACCGGCAGATGATTTTTGGGGGTTTGCGCATGACATTCGAAGCGAAAGATGCCGAGTTCCTGCTGACGCAGCCAGAATTTCGCCGGTTTTTGTTTGTTGCGATCCAAAGTTCGGGAATTCTGGTGCAAACCGTTTCTGCCAGCAGCGCAGGCACCCGTGATCTGGGCCATCTCGAAGGCCGCCGGGCCCTAGGTTTCGACATGCTGATGATGGTGCACGCCGGCCAAAGCGAGGCCGTGCGGCACAGTGATCCCGACGGGATCACAACGCTTGGCCAATGCCTGACAGAGGCGCTCAATTGCAAGGAAAGCCAAAGTGACCGAAGCCGTTCCCGCGACGTTGCCCGTTATGACGAGCTCCCCCATACCGGTTAGCCCCGCACCGGTGAATGTCGCCGCTGTGCCGGTGCAGGACCAGCCAACGGTTTTGGCCGCTGGCAGCACGCCGACCGTACCCGCGCCTACCGTTTTGCCACCGACCGCATCGACGCTGATGGTGGACGTATCGCAAACCCCGTCTTTTGCCCCTGTCGTACCCGATCGCTACACGCTCGCTCTCGAAGGGTTTTCGATCGATCCGACGCTGGTGCGGAACGCCGATCCCGTGCTGCGCGATCTGGGGCTGAGTAACGACGATGCCAACAAGCTGATGCCGGTGGCGCGCGATATCATGGCGCGCACGCAGGAAAGTCTGGTGCGCCAGATCGAGGATGCTGCTGCCGTCCAGAAAAAGGAATGGTACGACGCCTTTCTGGTTGACCCCGAAATTGGTGGCGCGCGGCGAGGTGAGACCGAGCACTTTGCCGCAAAGGCACTCGATGCGTTGGGTTATGGCGACGGGCATCCGTTTCGCAATGCGCTGAACGCCAGTGGATTTGGCAATCACCCCGATATGATCCGCGCGTTCCGCCGTCTGGGCGAACTGGTGGGTGAAGATGGCGGACTTGTCCGTCCGATGACCGCCAGCAACCGTACGCGGCCGGTCTGGGAACGGCTTTATCCCGACGATGGGCACTGACACGCCTCAGGTATCCCAACGCTGATTTGAAATTACGCGTCGGCGCGCCTGCCTGATCAAGGCGGGCGCACCGACGCCCCAAGGAGCGAACGATGCCGGCCGCATCGCGCCCTCTACCCCCGCATTTGCCGGCGCCATCCGTCCCCGCAGTCTTGCGGGAATTCCCTAAGGAGACCTAAGCATGGCCATTCTTGGCAGCACGTACTGGAACCTGATCGACGTTCTGAAATCCAGCAGCGACGGCATCGGCGATGTGGTCGAAGCGCTGACTCAGCTGACGCCGTTCATGAAAGATGCCAACGTCATCAACTGCAACAGCGGGACCGAACACCGTTCATCGATCCGCACCGGCCTGCCTTCGGTTTCGTGGGGCGCGCTGTACCAGGGTATTGCGCAATCCAAGGGCAATTACACCGAAGTCAAAGACACCACCGGTTTTGTCGAAGGCCTGTCGAGCGTCGATGAACGCCTGCTCAACCTCAAGCCAGCCGAAGCGGCCAAGCTGCGCCTGGTCGAAGGCCAGGGCTTTCTCGAAGCCATCGCCCAGACCATTGAAAGCGCGATCTGGTATTCCGATGTCAAAGTGAACGGGAAACAGTTCCACGGCATGGGGCCGCGTTTCAATTCGTTGCAGAACCCCAACGTGGTCAGCGCCGGCGCGACAAGTTCGAACAACACCTCGATCTGGTTTGTCACGCACGGCGACGCGCAAACATCGATTGTCGTACCCGACCACATCCCTGGCGGCATTCAGCGCGAGGACATGGGCCGCCAGCGGGTGCTCGATGGCAACGGCAATCCGTTTTATGTCAAAGAGGAAAAGTTCACCCAGCATGTCGGGCTGTGTGTGAAGGACTGGCGTTACAACGCGCGTGTCTGCAATATCGACGTGCCCAGTGTGCTTGCCGGTTCGGTCGCACTCAACCCGCTAATGCGGCACGCTTATTACAAATTGCAGGGCCGCCGTGCGTATCGCGTCGAAGCCGAAGGGCAGATCAGCCCGGGTCGCAGCGTGATCTATATGAACCGCACCCTGCTCGAGGCGCTGGACGCCGAAGGCACCAACAGCCGTTCGGGCGTCGACAATTTTGTGCGCCTGACGCCGATGGAAATCCAGGGCGAGGAAGTGATGACCTGGCGCGGCATTCCTGTGCGCGAATCCGACGCGCTGCTGACCACCGAGACACTGGTTTCGTAACCAAATTTGCTGCGGTGGACAGGATCGTATGCCGCGCGTGTGATCCTGTCACCTTTCAAAAAGGACATTCTTTTATGATCATCGACACTACGCTTGTGTTCAGCGACCAGCAGCTGGTGACCGTTTCGGCACCATCCACCAACACCATTGACCTTGGCGCAACCGGCACGCCGTTTGCGGCCACGAACCCACTCGTCCGCGATATCGGCCGGGGTGACCGGCTCGACCTGTCGGTTTCGGTAAGCCAGGTTTTTGCAGGCCTTACTTCGTTGCAGGTGTCGGTGCAGACATCGCCCGACAACGTGAGCTGGACGAGCGTCGACACCGGTGCGCCGATTGCTGCAGCGTCACTCGCTGCGGGATATCTGTTCCGCGTTCCAAACCTCGTGCAGAACGCACCTGCGCGGTATCTGCGCCTGTATTACTCGGTTATCGGGACCGCGACGCAAGGTGCAATCAGCGCAGCGATTGTTGCCAGCCGCCAGACCAACATCGCCAGCGGTGCCATCTGATGCCAAGCTATCGCGCCCGTGAAGCGATCTATCTGAGCAATGAGTGTCGGCTGATTGCGGAAGGCGATATCTTCACCAGCGAAGAAGTTCCTGGGCGTGCATGGATTCCCATGGAAACACCGCCGCCCGAGGTGGCTACAGCTGCACGGCGCACATCGGCTCCGCCTACAAAATGATCGTTGTGTTAGAGGGATGCGGGGTGCCGACTGGTTTGGCAACCCGCATCGTCTCGGCTGATGACCAGCGGTGGAACCCCAAGCGGGTCGCTCCATTCGCGCATTTCCGAAAGGGCATTCCGGCATGGCAACGCTTGACGACATCTGCAACATGGCCTTGGCCGAAATTGCCGCCGGTCCGATCACCGACATGGCCGACAATTCCATCGAAGCGCGCGAAGTGACCCGCTTTGCGGCGCCCTTGCTTGCCGAAGTGTCATTGTGGTCGGATTGGAGCTGGGCGGTGGCGCGGGCCGCGCTGACCGAAACTGCCAATGACCGTCCGGCCGAATGGACCGATGCCTATAGGGTTCCGACGAACTGCGCCCGGCCGTTGGCGATACGCCAGGCGCAGGATGATGCCCGTCATTTGCCGCAGGGCGGACCATACCCTTTCCCGGTGCAAGATAGCGTTCCGCTGGCGTTCCTGCATGAAGGTGGCCTGATTTATGCCAATGTGTGCGGCGCAACGCTGGTCTATGTCGCGACACTGACCGATCCGACATTGCTGCCACCATTGGTGAAGCGGGCTTTTGCCTTGGAACTGGCAGCGCGCATCGCGATCCCGATCCGCAAGGACAGCGGCCTTGCCCGCGAAGTCGGCGCGGCCGCCGAACTCGCCCGCGCGGCGTCTGTGACCGTGCTGACTGGGGCACCCACACCCGATCCCATTCCCGGCGTCAAGGTGGAGACGGTCTTTTCGGCGGACGACCCGCGCAGCGTCTGGAACCTCGCCGCCCGCGTGGCCGCCGAACCACCCGATTGGGTCCTGCTGCAATACAACCCGTTCAGCTACGGCCGTTGGTG